ACATGGCATTTGCCAGAATTCTCGACGACGATGTGGAAGGGTCTCTTCGTAAGTGAAGAAATAGGTATAGCCCTCCATTGGAATCCCAAAGCGCTTCGCGAGAATATCATTTCGACTCGCTGGCGCTTTCTCGGCCCGTTCCACATCAAGCTGATACGTTTCATAAGACACCGTCAATCCTAAATTCGGATTTGCTTTTACCCACATTGCCGGATTAGAAACTTCTTCGATTTCGTCGAGTTTGTAATGCCAGATCGAAACGTGCGGTGCGTAGTACTCGCCTTTAAGAATGTCAGCAAGCTCCATTTTGATGGTGTCACCAGAACCGGCTCGGACCGTTCCTTCCGAGCTGATGGCAACGATCAAATAGTCCTCGAGCTTCGATGCTCCCTGTTCAACAGCGCCGACAACGTCCTCTCTAAGATCACCAGACAACCATTCGTCAATCGTCGAGATCTTAGGACGCAGTCCTTGAAGCTTGTTGATCGCCATCGGTCTGACCTCGAGCAAAGAGCCGGTAAGGAAGTTCTCGATACCTTTCTTCGTCGACGCCAGCTTCACTCGATTGGCTCTCGAGCCGGTTGTGTTCTGGAGAGACCCTTCAGTCAGGAACATGAAGAGTGGTCCACGAGATCGTACGATTGATGTACGACCAGGAGCCATCACTTCTTCTGCTTGTTTCATCGTCGGTGCTGTGGTGATCTGATGCGTTGTCGTCGTATCGACGTTTAGGAAGTAGCTATGAATGCACCATGCATACATCGACTTGGCCGCACCACGAGCGACGATTAGGTACTGCTTGAGAGTCAGACGTTTCTTGATCTGTCGTTTCTCGTAATGGCCTCCGTGATTATCTGGGGTTGGTACGTAGACGCTACGCTCAACGAAGTAATACCAACCAAAGATTTGCTCGGACCAGAGTTTGAACGAATCAAGAAGATGAAGGTCTGACCCGTCCGTCAAAGTCAATTCGCCTTCGCAATAGCGAATAAATCCTTCGACGGCCTGATCGTCATAGTAAATATTAGGGTTAGCGATGAGCGAATCGATCCGATTCATCTCCTGAGAGATTTCACGATTCACTGGAATCTCGCCTCGGAGAACTGCCTCGCGAAACCGACCGTAGTAAATCGGAATCGCAGTATTAGACAGGCTCACCCTAACCTCCTTTCCTAGGCAAGAGCTTTCTTAGCAAGAGCTTTCTTGATCTGTTTTGACGCAACAGTATTTGCAGTCTCGGCGGCCTGCTGCTTTCCAGTCTGTCCAAGAACAGATTTCACGAACTTCACAGCAGGACTCGATTCGTTATACTGTAGTCGCTTCACGTTCTGCTCGAGCTGAATTCGTTTTGCATACGCTTGCAACTCATCATCAGAAAGAGCCTTGACTCCGCTCTTCCTCGCTACTTGCCCACTCGTGCGCACGCGTATCGCGTCCGGGTGCGCGGGATGTCCGTAGCCACCTTTAGTTTTAATCTTCTTTCCCTTATCACTAACTGTGACCGACGAAGATCTATCTCTACGAACACCCCAACGCATACCCTTAACGCCATGATGAGCAAGAATATCGTCGACAACATTGGCGTTGTCCATCTTGCCTCTATTCCGATTCGGGCTTGGGCTCGGCCTTCGGCTTAGCCTTCGGCTTAGGAGCCTCTACATGGCCCAAACGAACCTGTCGGGCCCTGCGATACTCATCCTTCTCCGCGTCCTGACGTTCCCGCTTAGCTTGGGAGCTTTCGCGTGACTCGTTTGCCATTATAGACCTCCGTAACTTCTCCAGTATAAATATCTTCGACGTACATCACATCTGGATCTGGATCGACCCATTCTTCATCTTCTCGATGAACATTCAGACGCCACTCGAGCTCCTGAATTTGCTTCTCAGTAGCCGTAATTAGATATGACGTCTGAGGGGGATCAAAGAGCTGCTTAACCTTGAGAAATACGTAGGACTTCACCGAATTGTACTGAAAATCCTCTACGATAAACTCAGGCCAAACTGCTTCTGCATCTTCGATCATGAATCCCTCAGAGGGGCCAACTCCGAGTTGGGTGAGAGTAGAAAAAGCAGTGTTAATATGAGTGATAATATCGAGATCAAAGACGGTGTAATCTTCGGCAATCCCCAGAATCTTCTTTGTACTAGTGAGGATACTATGTTCCATTCTACTTCACCTATCCTTAGCTTAGTATTTACTTAGACGAAGAACTCTTAGGAATAGCTCCCCCGTCATACTTTTTGCCTGGCTTGGCCTCTTCCTTCTTCTCCGTGGCAGTCTTTTCAGACTCCTTCTTCTCTTCGGTCATGTTACTCCTCCGATTATCTGAGATCTTCGGCTCTGACAACAAGTAGAAGGTCCGGACGATAGCCCAAATATACGGGATACGGACCAAGTTCACTACCATGCGAAGTCCAAAGAGCTGTCATCCACATACCGTTTCTTTTACAAATAATGACATGCCTTGTGTCTGAAAGACGTGGACCAAAAATGGCCATGTCTCCGACATAGAATTTATGATCGGTTGGTACTCGTCCCTTACGATTATAAGAAAGCAGAGTTCCGGTAAAACCGTATCCGCTATAGTGCAAACCGTTGGGATCTTTCAGTGAGAACTGATTATGAAGATCCGCCCATCGAAAAGCTCCGGTAACAAATCCAGAGCAATCTGTAGTAAACGGAACCGAAGGAGATCGACCCAGATGATTCATGGGCCGATTCTGATCATAATGAATCTGCGCTCTATTCTCCTCAGCCCGCTCACAGTATCGACGAATAGAGTCTCTGGCGGCTTCTTTCTGAGAAGAGTTCAGTGGCATTTACGCACCATCTTCCTCAGTAGGAGCATCCTCGAGATCGTCCTCGGTAACCGGCTCAGCCTCGGTGCCCTCAGCCGCTTCCTGATCGTCACCTTCTGGCTGGAGAGGCGGAGGAACTCCAGGAGTCTCTGGCACCTCTAGATCGGGCTGATCCTCGGTCCCAGTCCCTCCGTGAAGAGTCTCAACTCCCTCAATACCCATGTCACTCTCCTTTTTCGTACGTAGTCCCTTGAACAACTTTCTTAGCATCATCAAGTCGCTGCTTTGCATAAACCGAACCGGCAGTAATGAATGCTACGATAATTGCTCCGATATACTCGACCCACTGATCCGGATTGAATACATCGAAGATTCCGATAGCAAGCAAGCTACCAAAGAAAGCAAATACACCAGCCCACAGTGCAATTGGGTTTTCTTTCATACGTACAGCCTCATTTCATCTACCAGAGTGTCGTATCACCTGACTTTCTCTCAATCGGACCCCTAGGAAGTAGATCTTCGTCACCATAGTGAATGGCATTGTGTGTTCTTAACGACGTGGTTATGAGGAAATTTGGATCTATAATCGATTCATCACCATGTTTGATCTCATCCAAAGAGATCGGATTCATATGATGAATTAGCAAACCTGAATGAATCTCATAGCCGAGAACACCCAGATCACAACCATTGTCGCGTAATATGATTAGATTTCGAGTTGACTTCCACTCCTGAGACTTGTAAAAACGTTGATTAACCCATCGATCGAAACCGAATGTTCGTAAACCGAGCAATCCACCCAATCGAAGATAGCGATAACGTTCTTCGAACGTGTCCAGACGATGCAGCTCAGAATATGTTCTAATAATCGTCATCGGCCTCTGGAGCTGGGAGATCGCCAGCGTAAGAACGCATTGCTTGAAGCGCTTCCATGTAAAGCTCTTCGACGCGCTTCTGAGATTCAAGAGCTTCGATCTTTACACGAGTCAATTCGTTTTCATGCTCAAGTCGTTGCTGTTCGAGTCGTTCTCTAGTCGAACCCAACTTAAGGAAGTGCGTAATCACTTGAGACGACGCACTTCCGCTACGAATCTGTTTCTCGGCAAGGTCGATAGCTGCAGAAACCATCTCGTTTTCACGACCCTCAGGAGTTGTCGCGGGTTTGCGGCGATTTGCCTTGCCTTCATCATGCTTTCGCCTAGCAGGCACGCGACCTCCTTTCGAAACTTAATCGAAGACTACGACGTCGCCCTGAGTAACAACCTTGAACGCAGACTTTGCGCCAGGCTTACAATCGGGAGTAACTCCGGTTCCACCGTCGAACAACGGCTTCCCGGTATCCCCTTCGGTGTTCACACAGATCCAACGAGTATGATCGCCTAGACCGCTGCCATCAGCT